AGCCACTTCTGCTCGGCGCCATTGTCGGCGTACACATCTAGGTCGAAGGCGTAAACGTTGCCGTTCTCAAAATCGCCCACGACAATCTCGCCGTTGAAGTTCATCTGGCAGTTGGAGCGGTGGCGGGTGAATGCGCCAGCCGCGAACCCGGCGCGCTCAGTCCACGAGTTGGTCGCCACGTCATAGACCCATGTCGCGCCCGCGCTAGGGAATATCAGGACGTAGAAGGCGTGTCCTTCTTGCTGGTAGGTGTAGGCCACTGCGTCCGACAGGTCGGCGTAGCCTTGGATGGCAAACTCGACCGCGTGCGTGCTTACCCGCTGGCCGGTGTACCCGTTCGCCCGGTAAACGATGCCGTTGCCGCGGGTGTCAGAGCCTAGCCAGAAAATGCCGTTGTCGAGCTTGGCAACCGAGTAGGGCGCTTCGCAGCCTATCTCGTTAAACGCGCCTTGGATGCGCTCAAACGGAAAGGTCGCGTTGCCGGAGTTGTACCAAACTTCAACCGAATCAGTGCCGAAAAGCCACAACTCGCGATGGTCTACGATCAGCGTGACCAACCCGTCAGGGGAGCCTTCTGCGCTGGCGAAGTCCAGCGGGTCAATGGATGTGCCAAGAATGGACGTTATCCAAAAAACCTGTGAATTAGGCTGATTGAAAACAAAATAGCCGTCGATGTAGCTCACCGCCTGCGCGCCAGCAAAATCTACGTCGGTAATCTGCCCAAACGCGCCGGTGACCATTTCGTAGACGTATCCGTCCGGGTTGCAGGCAATAAACAGCTGGGTGCCGTTATCGGCCATGCTCACCGGCCCAGTGCCGCTGACCGAGCCTATCAAGGTCGCGCCGTATGCCGAGCTTAGCTTGTAGAGCTGGCTGCCAGACACGACGTAGGCTTCGCCGCCATGCGCCCACAAGCCACGCACAGGCCCTGTGCCGACAGTAGCGAGCAAACGCAGGCCGGGCGCACGGTTTAAGAAACCAGCGGTCTTGCCAGCTTCTGGGGTGGCCTCGGGGAAAAGATTGACCATCCGGTTGTCGGCAGCGTTGACGCTGCGGGCGACGTACGACTGGCCGAGAATAGGAGACTTCACTTAGTAATTGCCACTGAACACGTTAAAGCGTTGCCGCGTGCTCACGATGCTATACGGGATACTCATGATGTCATCCGGCGCATTGATACGTTTCAGATTGCGCTTGGAGGTCATCGCAATGCGCTGAACCGTAGGCGATGGCTCGACACCAAACTCCGGCGCTAGCTCGCAGGCGAGGTTGTAGCGAAACGCCCGCATGTAACCAGGGGGGAACGACAGCACGGTGAACAACGACACGGCCTGCGCTAGCTCGACCACTGACACGAAATGCCACTCTAGCGCCCGCGTTGGCACGGGGTAGATGTACATGTCAATGTTGGCGTAATCCATGTTTATCCACATGACTTGCGGATAAGTAGATGTCACTGTCTTAACCGCAATGCCGTTGTACTGCTGCTGGTTAATTATCTTGATGCCGTACGAGATGCCGGTCGAGGCATCACGAAAGAACGTCGAATCATCTAGCTGCACGGGGCGGTTGCCCACAAAGTCACCAGACGGGCCAAGCGTGCGGCTAATGGTGTTAGCCGGCCATGTAAAAATCTGGTCTTGCGTGCTGTACACGCTCAGGCGCTCAGTGCTCCACGAGTCCAGCATCTGATTGAGCGCGGTTAGCCCGTCGGCGGAAGTCTCGGGCGATGGTGTCTCGCCTTCGGCCAACTGGCCCAGCAGGCGCAACGCGCCGTTAATCTGGTCGCCAGCGGTAATTGGCGTGCTAAAGCTAGAGGTGGGTACGATTATAGCCATTGAGTTGTCCCGGCGATTGCGAGTACGGCCAGTATGGGCAGCGACAGGTTCCAAAACCAGCTATGCACGTCCCACATGCGCGGCTCTAGCGCGTCCCACGGATTCATGTTGGCGCGCTTGTGCTCGCCAAACTGTTCGATCCAACGGTACTCAGCCTGCGCATGCTCGCGACCGATAAAGATGCCAGCGGCGAGTGCAGCGCCAGCCCACCAGTTGTCGGTGACTAGGCCAATGAAGCATTGGAGCGCGATGGCGATGGCTAGGTGTTGGAGGTTGGTCATGTGGTTAAAGCGGCTCTAAAATCATTTCGAGGAAAGCCGTGTCGTTCGCAAGCGTATCTGCGGCATCCGCGCCGTTTCGCCCCACCCGCACATACAGCATTTCCCCCGGCTCAACGGTCATATTTGGCGAGACAATTGAGTTCACTTGGATGTCTTGAAGCGGCGCAGCGAGAGTAAACGGCGCGCCGCCAATATCTGCTTGATTTAAAGTTTCTCCGTTGCTAATGACGGCGTAGCCTACGGCGTAAACTACGTTCCCCGCCCCGGCACCAGCGTTTGTCCAGATTATCGTGCACTTCAGTCGTTTGCTAAAATAGGTCGGAACGTAAAAAGCCGTTGCCACAAACTCGGATGTTGCCGAGTCGAGTAACCAAGCTGTGCGCCGTCCGCCGCCTACCGTTCCGATTGTTGTTCCACCCGTGCTTTGGAAAGCTCCGGCAGGAAATGAAATTGGCGAGCAGCCAAACTTGGTAATCTTTGCCGCAACGTTTACCGCAAAAGTGCTCTCAACGCTGCAATTTTGAACCTGATACCCTTCTAACGAATATTGGCCAGAATAGTTGTTTAGCCACAGCCCAGTGCCCAGATTGCCAGACACTCCGGGCGAACCGTTGACGCTAACCGCATAGTCCAATCCGCTAACCGATATTTTGTTTAGACTTAGGTTGCAAACAGACCCGCCGGAAGCAACATAGACACCGCCGCCGTCGGCAGGGGTTGGCGCGTTTTGGGCCACGTTCCGCATTACCCCGCCAACCGAAAGCGCAATCGTCGGCACCGTTAACGCATTGACGGCCCATCGGCCAATGTTGGCAACCGTGTTAGGCAAGAAAGACAGCGCGCTGACCCCGGTTTGATTGATTAGGGCGCCGTCTACGCGAGCGGCTGACCATCCTCCTCCAGACCAAGTGATGTCTGTAATTCCCACGCCTGCCGCGCAATCGCTAATTGCGAGTAAATAGGATGCCGTTGGAATTTGAGGGCTTCCGCCGAGGTTGCCGTCTGCAAAGCAATTGCCAAAGAAAACGGAATAGATTCCCGACCCAACCCTTGAGGACATCAACTGAATAAGTCGCTGCGATGATTGAAACAAGCAAGAGTCGAAAAAAATGGTGTCGCACGAATCGATTAGGAGCGCGTATTCGCACTTTGGATCGCGGGTTGCAGAATCAATAAATCCGGCGATGGTCGAGCCAATAAATTTGAAGTTGGCAATCTGATCTGTTGCAGGCAGGTAGTTTTTCAACACTACCGAGCGCGAACCAACCTTTGGTGATGCCGCAAAATACTGCCCAGTGAAGAACGTGCAGTTAGTCACGCTGCCAACCACGCAGCCATTGACCAATAGGTTGATTAGATGGTTTTCGATAAGGCAGTCTTGCATGCGGAAATGGTCGCAGTGAATGATTTCAATGCCCGTGGCGTTGCTGTCGAGAACCCCGCCCACCATAAGCCGCATGCGTTCGATGCCGTTGCCGTACATCCGCGTTGAGTCTGGATTAGCAGCAAACTTTATCCCGGTTAAACTAGCAGAATAATTAAGGAGCACCGAACTAATAGTGCCCTCACCTTGCAAAATAATGTGGCTACCGTTTACTAAAATTGTGCTGGTTATTTTGTAATAACCCTGCGGGAAAAATACAATCTTTGATCCAACGCCCGTAAAGCTAACCGCAGCAACAGCGTTAATCGCCGCTTGAATTGCTGCCGTGTCGTCTGTTGTTCCGTTGCCTGTAGCGCCAAAGTCTTTGACGCTCACGCTCTCGCGCAGCTTGGTCTGGACTGTGCTGGCAACCGCGCCAGTTCCAGCAGGCAGATAGCCCACGCTATTGCTGCCAGAAGGCGCTAACAGATCATCAAGTTCGATGTCACTGATCGTGACAGTCAAATAGCCAACCTTAGACACCACAACATCATACCGCCCGTTGGCTGCGTAGAAGTCAATGCGCCCGGTGGCTGAGGATAAGAAAGGGTTGGCTAGCGGCGTAACGCCGTTGTCGCTGTAAAGGGTCGCAGCGCCTAGCGTGCCGGCAATGTAGACCACACAGCTAGCATCGGAGAGAACAGTCAGGGTCGAATTGGTAGCAGTCGTCGATGCTATGAAATTGGTATATCGCTGCACATCAAACTCCTACTGGAAAGAAACGGGGGGATTGCTCCCCCCGGCTCTCTAGCTTACCCGATAAACGCTGTACGCGGCATCGGCAGTTTTACGGAACAAGAACTGCGCGACACCAGCAGGCGAAGTAGACGCAGCGGCGCTAAGGCCAATAGTCGCCGTGCCCACAAGCGTAATGCCCGTGCCAGCGCCGGCAGTCATGGTAATGACGCCGGTGGCTGCGGTCAGGTTAATGATCGTTAGAGCAAAAGTGCTGTTAACTTTCATATTGCCCATTTGCGCGTCGAGCAACGTGCCGGTGGGGAAAGTATACGCCGCCGTTGCCCCGCCTGGAGTTGCCACCAACAGACCGCCAGTAACCTGCGCTACCGATAGGGTAGCCGTTACCGTTGCAGTCTGAGGGGCAGCCTGGGTGCCAATCGTAATTTCATTCTGGTTGCCATCAGTATCTTGATAGCCACCACCAACGCTTGGAATTGCCATAATATTCTCCTAACCCCAGAGCCGGCAGGCCATGGCGGGACGAATAACCGAATAGCCATACAGCACGTCAATACGGCAAGGCATACGGTCGTTATTGATGTCGTACTGACGCACGATACGTAAGGAAATCCCGTTGTGCACCTGACGCGAGGCCATATCAACGCCCTGCGGAAGCAGGAGGTCGGCGGTCGCGAAGGTGATGGCGTCTTTGTGGTAAATCAGGTTCTGCGGATACTGCGTGGAAGCAGTGCCCAAGAACGTGACCACCGCGCCATCCGCCGGGAAGGTATCGATGGTCGCCAGCGCGTTACCAGACGTATACATCGCGGGCAGCACTTTGATGCTGGTCCAAGCGCCGCTAGACGCGGTATTAGCCTCGGTCACCACAAACTGCTGCAACGAACCGGTGCTTTGGCGGGTCTGCGGGTTAACCGCATTAACGCCTGCAACGGTGAACACATCACCAACCGTTACCGTTGCCGTGGTGGTGCCGCCGTCAATGCTGAGGGTGGTCTGGCCTTGGGTGGTCACGGCGCCGTTAACTAAAATGGTATCGGTTAGCGAGCGAGTGCCGGCGGTGTGCTGAAGGATCGACTGAGACATATTAATCTCATCAAGCCCCAATACCCCAGTGCCCATCATGCCGTTCTTGAACTGCTTGGAAACAGTGTCAGTCGGGTTAAACAAGCCCTTCATGCCTTCCACCAAGCCGGCATTCGCCGCGGGAGAGACAGTCGCGTACCGCGGGTTCATGGAGGCCGCAGCTTCGTTCAGTTTCTGCTGCGCCTGCAAGAGCACCAGCGAGGTCGCTGGGGTCGTGCCGGGGGTGCCGACAGAGGCAAAGATGCCTTTGTAGGCGTTCGCCACGTCCGCATCAATGCTCGCGGCCAGCTGGCTGACGCGAGGCTTGAGCACGCGGTCGGCGAAGTCATCCAACTGCATGGTCAGTTCGGCAGTCGTGAAATTCATGCCGATGTGTTTCTGGGTAGAAACAGTCAGGGTCGTGAACTGCTCGTTGTCGTCCTGCACTTGCAGGGCGGCACCGTCGGTCACTAGCGCACGGTCGGGCAGGCGAATACGCAAGGTAGAGCCAATCTTGGCGCCCTGCACGGCAAAGCTATCGTCATACTGACGGTTAACGTTGCGGGTAAGCACCAGGTTGTTCTCGAGAATCTCGAGAGACTTCCGAGTGATCATATCAATTGTCAATAATGAATTTGACACGGTAAATATCCTTAAAAATTAGCGAAGTTTTTGCGCTTCAAACTTTCGTACCTGCCGCTGCCGTTCGGCGTCAATCCACTGAGTCGCAGTCATCGATTTAATGCTGCGCGGATCAGTGGTATCAAACGTTGGGGATGAGGTTCCCCTAGGCTTCGCGGGAGATATTGGATCTGGCGCGCTCGATACCCTTTTGGTGGCCGGCTCTGCAAGCAACTTTGCTTCCAACCGTCCTAGTTCCTTCGCTTGGATAAAAGGCGCTAGCTTGGAAATCCGGTCAGCCTCCTTGGGATTAACCCCCAAGTAATAGGCCAGGTCAGGCCCTATTTCCGACGACTGGATTGTCTCGGCCATCGCTGCCGTGATCGGAAGGTTGGGGTTATAAGCGACCTGTTCGAAGTCGTTATACCTGCCCCGCGCTTCTTCCTCCCGGTCGTGATAAGCCTCGACCAAAACGGACTGCTGTTGCTTAACATCCCGCTGCTTAACCAGTTCTTCGGCCTTTTGCAAAGCCAATGCGTCTGCATAAGCCTCGACAGAATCAAACTGGTCAGCTTCGGGTGGCGCTACTGGTGCCGCCGGTACAGCCTGCCGCTCCCACTTCCGCTGCTCTTTCGCCAAGCGTCTACCAACAATCGAGTCCAATTCCTCCTGCGTGAAGGTCTTCGGACTTTCCGTCTCAGTCTCCTCGGGTTCTGGCGTTGACGTTAACGTCAGTTCCGGCGCGGGTATCTCCGCTAATAGTTCTTCATCAGCCATTGAAATGATTCCTTAGAATCCCCGGTTAACCTTACCGGTACGGTTAAACAGCTAGTGCTGCTGCCTTAGCTTGGAATAATTTGACGCGAGCGTCAAGGTCAGCCTTTCCAGCTGCCAATGCCGCCAGCCCTTCTTCCAGCTTTCCTTCGCGGGCAATAAGCGCCGCTTCCAGCTTGCCCAGCGATAACGCTTGTGACGTTAGGCTAGCCTGAGTATCTGCGGCAGCCTTGGTAGCGGCAACTTCGCGGGCGTTTAGATCTGTCTCGCGAATATCTTGGCGCGTTTTCTTGGCGTTCGCTTCGGCATTCTTAGCCTGCGTGTCAGTCTTAAGCGTTGCGCATTCGTCCTTGGTTGCTGCCAGCAAAGCCGCCGCTTCAGCGCGCAGCTTGGCAGAATCTTCCACCGCAGATAGCGCGCCTTGGCGTAGCGCCAGTTCGTCACGCAATGCGGCCATATTGGCTAAGTCTTGCGGTAGCTGCTTAGTAAAATAGGTGATGTAGTCGGTCTGTGCGCCGTCGTTGGTAATGTTCATATCGGCCTCAAGCGTAGTAAGTAACGTTAAGTTTCGCGCTGGCAAGCTGCTCGATAAAGAGAATCTTTGTCAAGTCACCGTCGTATTGCAGCGTTACCCCCGCGGCAAGCGGCATGCCCACGCCAGCGGTAGGTGCTACGCCGTCATCGCGCCAACGCACCGCCTGAGTCTCTGGCGTAATAATTGCGATAGTCGGGCGGCAGCTTAGGCCGTTTAGGTCGCGGGTTGGCACCGTTAAACCGGTGGAGGCGGTTAACGAGGTTATCTGCTCATAACCTAGCCGCGTGGTAATTGCTTTGAGTGTCAGCGCCATTAGTAAAATCCCCTTCTTTCCGTAAACGACCTAAGTTCGATGTAATCTTGCAGGTTACCTGCTGGGCTTGGCCCGCCGGCCCAAGTTATCACGGCAGTTTGACCGGTCACCAAATACTGGCCGGGGAGCGCTGTGATTAAATATGCCACGGCGGCAGTGTGCGTCAGTATAGCCGGTTGGCCGTTTATACTGTACGCGCCAGCGGCTGGCAATAACACCAAGCCTTTTGACAGGGTAGCGGGCTGACCGGATAGTAAATAAGCCCCGGCCAGCGGGGTAATTAGTTTGCTGCGTAGGAGGGTGGCGTTCTGACCAAGTACCGCGTAGGTGCCGGCCAACGCCGTGATGGTGTACGCGCCGCTAGCGGTTGGAAACGGGATAAAGTCGGGGTCAAAGAAACCCTCGACTACTGCACTTTCGTCGTACCAGCCAGCAGGAACTAAGGTTGGGTCAAATGCCCCTGCGCGAGCCACCTACCAACTGATCACAACGCAATAGCCTCTACCGCCGTCGCCGCCTTTACCGCCGGTATTGCCCGCGATAGTCAGCCCGCCGCCGCCACCACCGCCACCACCTTGACCGCCAGCACCACCAGCGCCGCCGTTAACCGCTGTGTTCTGGCTATTTCCACCAGCCCCGCCGCCAGAGCCACCCCAGATAGAGTTGCCCGCAGCGCCAGCAGCACCCGCGGTTGGGGCAGTGCCGGTAATGCCCGCGCCGCCGGGGAATCTGCCGCACGCGCCTTGCGTAAGGTTTGGTCCAATTGCTTGCCCGCTGGCTGTACGCCAGCCCGCCGCGCCGCCGCCAGAGCCGCCGAAAATGGAAGCCACCCCGGTGGACGTTCCGGTAGCAAACGCAGCAGTATTAGTGCCTACGCCGTTGTTCCCGCCAAATTCTGTTAGTGCCACAAGGGTTGAGGTAGTCCCGCCAAGAGCGCCGCCGTCAAATTGTCCGTTTGGCAGTCCTGCGGCGGCGAGAACCGCAGCGCTACCTGTTCCACCGCCGCCGCCGGATTGTGTGGTTGCTCCTGATATAGCCCCGCCCGCGCCCCCGCCACCGCCGTAGGCCGACAGGTAGCTGCCAAAGGTAGAGATAGCGCCGTTCCCGCCGGAGCTGCCAGCGGCAGATAAGTTGCCATTGCCGCCAGAGCCTGCCGCGCCCAGCCCAACAACAACGGTTGACGGTAACTCAGAGGCTAAGAAATACTTAACGGCG